TCGTCCGCATTACCGTCCAGCGTTACCTCCTGTATGGGCGCAGGATTATCGAACCAGCCAAGCTCCAGCTGCCCTATACGGTTAAACCGTGCCCAGCAGCCTGCTATCTCCGCAACACAGGAGGCCACGTCCCGGCAGCTCATGTCTCCGTCCGGTGCTGCAGCGATCACATAATCAGAGTGCAGAAAGCTTGTCGTCGCCAGCGGCACTGCACAATACTGACAGCATGCCGACAGCAATACCAGTGCGGTGCAGGGGAATGTAATCGGCACAGATGTAAGTGACTGCTCCAGCAGTGCCATGTTATCCACCGCCGTAAGCCTGATGGCGTCAATCAGGCGGCTGACACTGTCTACAGTAAACACGCCCATCGGTACCCACTCCATCGATCCTGGGGCGATCTCCAGCCCCACAGACGGGCGCAGGGTTGCACCGTTCAACTGTACATCGTCATAACGCCCATCATTATTGAGCAGGGTAACCGACATGTTGCCGATCACTACCCCGCCGATGTGAAAAGTCGTTCCGTTCGTCACGCCCTCCGATATCGAAAGCGTACTTTGCATGATGCCTGCTTCGTCCAATGTAAAAGTTTCAAATGCAGTTTCCACCAAAAGGCGCTCACGCAACTGTGCGCCTGCTGCAAGTGCGTTTTTAAATGCGTTTGTGATTGGATACATAATCATCCTCCTAATATTCTACAAGCGGACAGGACAGCTCCCAAAGGCTCTCTTCGGGCTGATCGCTGTTAAGATTCCCGATCAGCGTGCCGTCCCGGTCGCCTGCGTACATTGTGCGTGTGATATAGGATGCCGTGTTGGGATCCCAGAATATCGCTGTAAAGGACTTCGCGCGCAGAGCTGATGCAACCATCATGTATTCCGTTCCTGACACTGTCCATGTCGCATCGATGCGATATACACCTTCCCGTATTCTATCCCTTTGCAGCACATATCCGTCGTCCCTGCCTGTCCCTTCACTGTCTGCATCTGAGCTTTTAACCTTGTAGCTATCCGGGGACGGCAGCGCTACACCATCAATGGTAAGTAGAGCCATAATACTTTCTCCTTTTTATGCTTTGAGATATCCGCCTTTTATGATAGCGGTTGCAACTCGTTCCAGAAGCTGGTCGTTGAAATACAGACTAGCAGTCATATTGCCATTTGCTTGTAAAGCCGAAAGAATGCGTTCCAGCAATGCTAAAATTCTATTCAGCACCGTTACATCGGTTCCCACTGCTTGGTTTCCCAATAGCTCCTTAAGCTTGCTCAGCGGGGACACAACCTCCGGATCAGCATTCGCTCCGCTGTATTCTCCGATCATGGCAAGCGTAGGTGCACCAACGATACCACCGGACGCCATTTTGGGCACCGACACAGTCCCCGAAGACTGTCCGCCGTTGAATAACCCGCTGAAGAAATCGCCAACACCTTTTGCCGCATTCCCTACCGCGTCACCTATCTTACTGACTGCGCCTGTGATCCCGTCAGCAATGCTGTCTATAATGCTTCTCCCAATACCCGCCCAGTCTGTTTCTTTGAATTTTTCAACCAATCTGCTGAAGAGTTTGGGAACGGCTTTTAGTATTTCCGGTATCGCTTCAATCAGCCCGCCGGCGATGGCAGTCATAATGTCAAAGGTAGCAGTGATCATGGTCTGGATGTTGTCGGGATCAAGCATATAATCCATTAACATCATGATAATTTCTATTGCCGCATCTATCAGTTTCGGTATAGCACCCACCAGTCCATCCACAAGGCTTTGTATAATCTCCGGCGCTTTCTCCATTAAAATAGGAAGAGAATCAATAAGCCCCTGTGCAAGCGCTAAAATCAGCTCTATTGCGGAATCTATAATCATGGGAAGATTATCGATCAGCCCCTGTACTAACGTAAGAATGCATGATATGGCCATAGGTATCAGCGCCGGAAGCATCTCGATTATTCCGTTGATCAGTGCTAGCAGTATCTCAATGCCTGATTGCAGAATGGCAGGCAAGTTATCCATTAACGCTTGTATAATCGTCATAATTGCCTGTTGCGCCATTGGTATTAGTGTGGGCAGCATCTCAATTATTCCATCGATAACGGCCATAATGATTTCAATGCCCGATTGCAAGACAGAAGGCAGATTATCTATCAGTGCCTGAACCATGGTGGTAATTGCCTGCTGTGCCATAGGTATCAGCTTTGGCATCTGAGAAGATAATCCGGATAGCACATTTGCCAATAATGTAACACCCATTGAAAATAGCTGTGGAACAGCTGTCAGAAAACCCGTAAGCGTCATAGTGATAACATTGGTAATGAACGGACCCAACTGGGGCAGGATGCTCTGCAGACCGTTTAATAACGACTGTATAATGCTCATGCCGGATGCAAGGATTGCGGGGAAATTGGAATTGATTCCGGATAGCAGGGTGTTGATGATATTGGCGCCGACTTGAATAATACCCGGTGCAGCTGCGGCAATTTTGCCAAGAATCATGGCGATGCCCGGACCAACTGCTGCCGCCGCTTTGGTCAGCATATTTGTGACAACAGTCCCGAAATTGGACGCGTCTGCGTATTGAGCAGTATCCAATGCGCTCAGGTCAGTGGTTGATTCGTCGCTATTGGTGGAATGCTGATTGATTGCATCAATAGACCCCAATGCTCCCTTGGCCTTCTTTGCCGCCGAGGATACGCCCTGCATCTTCTTCGTTGCCGCCACAGCCTGTGCATAGGTCTGACCAAACAGTCCTGCCGATATGGTTGCTATCTGTTGTGATACGGCCGCGAATCCGGATGCCAAGGTATTAAGTGCCGGCATAATAGCATTCATTATGGGGGTAAATGCCGTCAGAAGGTTCGCTTTGATCAGATTCAATGACTTGGAAAACTCCTCGTTTTGAGTGGCCGCATCGCTAATTAGCGACTTTACTCCACGAAACGCAGCATATAGCCCCGCCATAAGAACCGCCGATTTAAATGCGGACTTCACACTTCTGGCCAGTCCTCCCGCACGCTGCTGAATGGATTTCAGAGAGCGTCCGATACCACCTGCAGCGGATTTAAAAGATTTTCCTATTCTTGAGCCTATAGATTTAAAAGCTTTGCTTATACCGGAACCAACGGATTTCATAGCCTCGCTGACAACGCCCTGCGTCTTACGCGTTGCCGATTTTATCTTTTCGCCTGCTCCTTCAGAGGCTTTCGCAATTTTATCCTGCGTCTGCAGTGCGGTTTGCTGTAACGAAACCAGTCGGGACTGCGCAGCTGTGATCTGTGCGTCAATTTCTTTGGCGCCAGGACTTCCGGAACCTTTTTGGGCTGATAATTTTTCGTATTCCTGCAGGAGCGCTTTGAGCTTTTCTTCCTGTTCGCCGATCTGTGCGCTGGTGATATCCAGCTTTTGATTGAGCAGTCCGACGCTGTCTTCTGCCGTTTTGAACATATCTCCTATGCGACCGGGTTCTTTTGTCGGAATTTTGGGGGCAGTGTTCTTCTGCCCGCCCGGAATAGAAAAGTTTGAACTCTTTACAGCATCCGATAACTGTTTTTTCACGGCGGCCAATGGCGCTTTTACCGCCTTTGCTGCGCTTTGCACCGGTTTCATAATCGCATCATGAATAGATTTTCCGGCTTTTTCCACAGGTGCCGATACAGCTTCACTGACGGCTTGCCCAACGACCTCTGCGGGTTTTTCTGCGGATTTAGAAATCGCCTTTAACTGTTTCCCTATTGTATTTTCAATAACCAGATCTAAACTGATTACGCCTACCGATGTACCTTCCGCCATATCTTCACCTTCTTCCGCTAAACATTGAGCTCATGGCTGCCTGGAGAACAGCCAGCTCGGCTTTTTGCACCGTATCTTGCTTAACCGCATACTTTTCACGCTTGAACGAGGCCCAATCTGCACGTATTAGCTTTTGTGCATTTGTGAATTTCTGATATATCTTTGGGTCTTTCTCCATGCGGATTTGAAGCACGTTACCAAGGGGTGTATCTTCCATCAGCCCGGAAACCATTTTTGACCAGTCGGAATACTTGAGATTTCCCTGCTCTGAGGGCAGTACCCCGTATTGTTTGGCTATTGACTGTTCTATCAGAATACGATCAAATTCGGGATCATACCAGATTTCATTTGGGCTTGACGGCCTTTTGAACGGCCTCTTGAAATCGGGCATCAATCTCTGCTTCCTCTTCTCCTGTCATAGCCGCCACAACAATTTCGACCAGGGCTAAATGCGCAGCAAATGGCACATCCATAGCTGCAATTTCTTTGAACGCTTTCTCTCCGAATGCCAGCTTAAGAATAGCGTCAGAATCCTCCGACTTTATATTCATGAGCTTTTTAACGGTACTTGTGCGGTCATCTACCGGATAGACTTTATCGCCGATGCGGATCTCCGGTGTGCCGATCAACAGCTTTTCATCCAGGGTATATAGTTTTGCCATGTGTTATTTCCTCCTCAAAAAAAGTAGCGGCTCATACTATCATCAGCATGAGCCGCTCATATTTATATTTTCTTATACCGCCGCCGTATAGGTAGGCTTGCCGTGTGACATGACATCAAACTCAAGCGCGGCGACATTGGTGCTGTCACCGCCGCCGATGGCGGTCACGCTGACAACGGCATCAAAGGCAAGCTTTGCCCCGTCCGGGAAGGTCCACTCGAATTTAGTATCACAGTCGGATCCGGTTTTCCATGCGAGCCCCGCAACATACGCATTACCTGGGTCGCTTGTACTAAGCTTGCCTGCGAGCGAAATAGTCAGTGCTTTGCCTGTGGTCATGCGCTTCGACCAGCCCTCCGATTCCATGGGCTTCCATTCTTCGACATTACCATCAATGGATACCGAAAAGCTCTCCATCTCTGCAATCGTGATCATGTCTGCCTCTACGCTGGCGCGTCCAGCCTTGCCGATCTTAAAAACATTGTCATATACGGGAAATGGTCCAATACCAGCCATAATTATTCATTCCTTTCATATAAAATAGTTGCTTCAATTACATATTCACAGATCCCTGTGTTGTCCTTCCCCACCGGTATGGGTGCAGCTCCGGGGTCAATAGATATTACAGAGGTGCTTCCCATTTGCACATGGGATTTCCCATACAAAACGGAATATACCTCTTGTGCCTTCGCTTCGGCCTGTACGGCGCTCTTTGTCCAGTGGATCAGGATGCTGATGCGCTTTTCCTGATATTTGGTTTGCGCTGCTCCTCCGATGCAAATACGTTGCTTCCCGGGTACCCTCAGGTCGTACACACCAATGAAACACTGTTTGCTGCCGTCTATGCTGCCGACTGCAATGCCATCTCCTATATTGACTTGTGTTTTCAGCCAATCTTTTATCTGTTCAAGTGTCAGCATTACAGTCCAGCCTCCTTCTTGAAGTTTTCCGCAAAGGATTTTTGCGCAAAATCAGCTTTCTCACCATCGATCCAAGGCTTGAGCCATTCGCCGCCGGCATTGGGATTATTGACTTTCTGGAAATTGTACTCCGGATGGTAATACAGTCTGCGGGCTTGCGGGGAGCCTGTTACGATGCGTACTTTTGTACTACTAACAGGATCAACGAATGTTTGATTGTTCTGCATATCACCCGTGTCAAACGGCATGACCTGTGCATTTACCACCTCGGTTTTCAATGCATCGGCGGTCGTACTGAGAGACGCCTTTACGACTTCCTCCAGCCCTTTGACCACACGGGCATCCAGCTTTATACTTACCCCTGCCATATTACATCAGCTCCAATTGTGTGAAATTTACCGTCCCATCCGGGTTGCGGGGACGGCTCGATCGGAAGATCATGCGCTCGGTTTTTCCCCCGTTTACTTTTGCATATCCTTCAATAGTTTCCGCACCGGGGGCAATGTCACCGTTAAACAGAGCGGTTGCCGAAAGCGTAACAAGCCGACGTTCGGCATCCAATACCTGCTTCATTTTTTCGGAATAGCTGCACTTGCCCGAAAAAACGACGACTTCCTTGGGTGCGCCATCCTCTCCGATCCCTTCTGTTCTGGATACGATTATGGGGGTCACGCAAACGCGATCCGGAACAAGCTCTGGCCATTTCATCAGCATAACCCCCTATATGTGAGCCCGGTTTGGCGCAAGAGTGCATAAATCGTCGGTGAAGTATACACTCCGCTGATTTCCTTCACCTTGGCGCTGTCGAAGCTCATGGATACACCGTTGATACCGTAAGATGACAGAGGATTATCCAGTACTGCACCGTATTCATAGCGAAAGTTCGCTTGCATATACACGGCGCGAAGCACAAGATCTTTTTGAAACTGCGTAAGCGCTTCATACCCGATGGCTGTAATGCGATTGAATGTCAGCGTATCGATCTCTCGTTCTGCAACTTCCAATACCCCCGTTAATTTTTCAACAGGGATAATCTGCTCCGCGCCATACATTGCAAGATACTTTGCTATGCTCGTATACAATGCTTATTCCTCCTTATTCATGCCGGATCAGCCCGTGTATTCCGTGGTATTGACATCGACGTAAACGGAATCAATCGCGC